ACACTGGCGTGGTGCTGGAAAAGGCCAGCTCAACGGTGCGCGCCTCTTCATCGATGGCGCCGACTTCAACAGTGCGCAATAAGCCACGGCTTGCACCCTGCTCGCCTGCGTTGATCTGTTCCGGTGTGATGTCTCGGGTTAGCGAGCGGCCAATCAATTCAGTCACCCGCGTTGTTTCCGTCTTCGTCGTCTTCACCGGGGGTTCCGGTTTTGGGGGTACTGCCTTGCTGGCCATTGCCCTGCCCTCCTTTGAGCTTTCCTGTCATGACTGCTGTGATGATGTCTTCCGAGATTCCTGCGGCGCGCATGTCTTTGATGTCGGCTGCGATCTCGCCGTAAACATCCTGCGGATCTCGCCCGCGTTCGCGGATCACCTGACCATGGGATTTGATCAGGTTATCCATTGCCTCGACATCGGCTTTCACATCCTTGGCCGGATCGATCCATTCCCAGCGTCGGGGTTGAAACTGCACATCCATGAACTTTTGCCGCTTGGCTGCTGGCAAGGGTGATCCGTTCTCTAGCGTGATACGACCACCCAGCAGAGCATAGGCAAGCCAGCGCTCAAAAACCGGCAGCGCAAAACTCTCGATCAGGCTTTCTTGCAGCTCTTTCCAATGGTCCCGCTCTGCCAGCATGCCGTGGCGAATACTGGAAAAGTTCACGCCCTCCAGATCATTGGACAGGTCGTTGTAAGCCACCCCCAAACCGCTGGCGACACCCCGCAACATATGCTTGGAAAACACCGCCATTTCGCCGTTGGGATATTGGGAAACATCCGTTTTGATCTTCGCCCCTCGTGGCAGACTTTGATAAATGCCCGACTCGCTCTCGATCTCGATGCCGTCTTCTTCATCGTCCTCGTCAAGTTCGGGCCCATAACCCTCTTCCCACTCAATAAACCCCTGCCGGTTGGCGCCATCGCGGGCAGCAACTAAGGCCGATTTTTCAAACTCGCCCAGCTGGTGCATGCGCCACAAAGCGGTGGCCATCCAAGGCAGGCCGCGTTTTTGCCCCACGATATCAGCCTCAAACCAATGAACGATCTCATCGGCCGGCACTTTTACAAAACCACGGCCACCATAGTTATAGTCAGCCTCATTCGGGCTTAGCGTGGTGAAGTAATAGGCAATGGGTCGGCCAAGCTTGGTGTACTCAATACCCGCCCGGATAAACCCGCCGCCGGGGCGGTTCTCTTCATCCATATCCACCGGACAGCGCATAGGGTCCAGCACCTGCAGGGCAAAGCCCCATGGCCCGGCATCCCGTCCATAAACAAAACGCACCATGAATTCGCCGTCAGTGACACAACCGTTGATCAGCTCTTTCTGGATCTGGCGGAAAGACCGGCGCCCAGTCACATCGCAATTCTGAGCCTTACACCAGGACTTCCAGGCACGTTCAATGGCGCGGTTGGCGCCCTGATCCAGCGTGCCACTGCCGCCGTCTTTGGTGCGGGCTTGCAGCACCAGCCCCTGTTGACCGACAATGTTGCGGCGCGCACTGCGCTGGAAGGCTTTGCCATACGGATTGTTGGCCGCCTGCTCGCGCGAGCGCGCCACCAGAGTGCGCCAGTTCCGGCGAATGATCTGATCTGCAGGCAACGGCGTATTCGTCCAGCCACTGGTCAATCGGTCATTCTGCCCCGCGTCGAAATTGCGGGCGCGACCAGAGCGACGCTGGCGAGCCAGCATTGGCGGAGCTTTGCGGCGCGGTGCCTCTTGCACTGGAGCCGTGCGGGAAAAGAACTTGCCCAACATCAGAACCGCACCTTGTATCTCGGACCAAGCCCACCGCCCCGCCGTGCACGTTTCTGCCCGGCCAATTCGGCGCGGTATTTGTCACGCAGTTTCATGAGATCCGACATCGGCGTTCGGGTCAGCGAGCGGTTGTTGATTTGATAGTGCTGCTGATCAATTGTCGCCCGGTTCTCGATCACGGCCTCAATGGCATCGAGAACGCGGCGCACATGATCGCGCCCGTCATAGCCTTCGACCTGTGCAGCCAGATCAGGAGCGACTGTGACTTCGCCCGTCTCGACTGTGACCACATCGTCACCACTGCTGGCCCGGATCTCATAGCGATACCGCCCCGGTTTCCAGTCTTTGGTAACGGACGCAGCTGCAAGCAGCTCGTGGTTTTCGACATTGCTGACACTGCTGATGTCAATCTGACTGGGACCACGCAGGATCAGGTCAATCGACCAGTCCGGCGCAGGGTATACAGGCAGGCAAGCAATCACCTTAAAGGTCACCCCTGCCCCGATTTCACCGGGAATTGTGCTCACATTCACGCCCTATTCAGATGCCGCGCCGCCGCCTTTTGCTCTTAGGCTTCCACCGGCGCTTTCTCGCAGTCTCCGGTTTTGGGGCATCCTCTGCCTCTGGCGGTTTTTCCACGGGTGTGGGTTCTGCCTGCGGAACCTCTGGCAATTCAATGTCGCGGCCCTGTTCTTCCAAGGCCCGCACCAGGCGCGGGATATTGGGGTTGAGGATACGAAGGGCGGCATAGGCATAGACCCGGCAATCAAAGGCCTCGTTTCTGGGCCGCACATTGTGCCATTCGCGCACGGTAAACCCCTTCACTTTCCGGGTGCGCAGAGCCTCGGCAGTGAACATGTCATACCAGTTTGGATCTCGGGTTAGTGGAAAGTGGTTGTATCCCGGCCCCGGCTCAGAAATCCGCGCGCGCTGTGCCACCACCACCTTGGCCTCATCAACACCAATCGGGAACAGCTGCACCGGTCGAACCCCGCGTTGCTTGATTTTACTGGGTGCGGTGACGATAGGACGGCCCCACCCACCAACACCTTTGATGGCAAAGACCTTTCGACCAAGGCGTTTCCGGGCATAATCATAGGCCGCTTGTGTATATCCAGCTTCGCCGCCGGTATCGAGACAGGCCGCCGCGACCCTAAGCTCTACTCCGGTTTCATGGGTCCAGGTTTCCTCGAGAAATTCGTCCAACTCTTTCCACACATCTGGTCGAAGCGGGTCGCCCCACAGGGTTTTGTACCCAAGAGACCAGGATTCCTCGCCCAGCCCCCAACCAACAACCTCGAGCTCGAGCCGGTCCCCTTGCATGTCGATGCCAGCAGTCACAACACCAACACCCATTGGGGCCTGTGCCCCAAATTCTTTGGCCCGTGCCATCAGGGTGTCGGCTTCGAGCTTGTCGCCCTCCTCTTCCCATGTCTCAGCCAGAGACACGTTGACGAAAGTCTGCAGATCCCCTGCAGCCTTCTTGTCCAGGAAGCTCTGAACAATGTCTTTCAGGTTTCGAAAGCAGCTATAAAGCTCGGACAGATGGTAGGAGGCGTGACCGCGAAAAGGTTTCTTAGCGATCCAGCCACCGCCCAGGCGTTCGGCATTTCTGATGGCGGCGCAACGCTCGCCGTCATTCCAAACAGTGCCGCAGCCATCACCCTCACAGTGATAGACGGCGGTTTCGGAAAGGTGCAAACCATCATCGTTTTTGTCCCAGGACACCTGCCCCCATTTCAGAACTTGCTTGTGATCGCAGTGCGGACACACCACATAGAAATACCGCTGGTCACCTTCCTCAAATGCGCTTTCGATCCAGCTGGCGCCCTTGATTGTTGGCGTGCTGATTTCCAGCAAGAGGCGCTGATCTCCGAATGTCGCAGCCCGTTGCCACAGTAAGCCAACCGGGTGGCCTTCATCGGTCCGGTCATAACCATCAGTTTCATCACAGACGATAAACGGCGCCGACCGGCCGCGCATGGTCTTAGGCGATCCCGACCAGCTGAACATCAGAAACCCGCCCGGGTAACTTTTCATGCGCTGATTGTTCACCCCGTCCCGCCCGCGTGGCTTGGCAATTAGATCTTGCAACTTATCGTTTGCATCGACCAGAGGATTAAATTTGGTTTCCAGCCAGGTGGTCAGATCACCCTGGCTCGGTTGCATCATCAGCTGGGAAACTGGATTGAACCCGATCCGGTAGGCTTGAGCGGCCAGTGCCGTTTGCGTTTTGCCAACCTGCGCGCCCCACATCAGCGTGATGCGGCTGCAACTCGGCTCGACGGTCATGTCGATCACTTCGCGCTGATAAGGCGCGTTATCAAACCGCATCGGCCCGGGCACCGCATTGCCGACCGGGATTTGAATATTGGCCTCGGCCCATTGTGATGGTTTCAGGTTTGGCGGTGGCCGCAGAAAAGACCGCGCGCGCCGTACCGAGCGAATAACAGCGCGGGAATTGGAAAAATCAGCCCGGGCGTTCACGCACCTTTCGCCCCTTCGCCCTCGGCGCTGTCTTCGTCTTCAAGCTCAAGGTCTGCCTCATTGATCAGATCATCATCCGCCAAAGCTTCAAGTGCGTGGTCGATCTCTTCCAGTAATACCACCTTGAATTTGGTTTCGTCCGTCTCGCCAATCAACCGGCGCGCGGCACGACCAGGCACCACATTGCGCATACCCCACCATCAGGCAAGACCTTCT